TGAATTAGCTTATGACATAGTCATGGGAGAAGTAGAAGACGAGGAGGAGTCTATCTACATTCTTGTAAATAATATGGCGTGAGAAAGGATATGAATAACAGGGAGTTGGCTATTGCAGTGCTTTACACGCTGAGCACTGCAATGGAAGCCTTTTTAATTGCAGGCGTGTGTTGCAGTGATATTGATATAGCTGTCATCTGTCTTATATTAGCGGTTGTATGGGGCTTAACAATCATATCATCAATGTTTAAAGGTGGCAATGATGACGATATACAAGAGTATTGAGGTGAATAATATGAAGTTGAAATTAATTGAAACAAAAAGCGGACAGATTTTTTATAGAGATTTAAAGACTGATATATTAATGGTTAGAAAACTGTATGGTAGTCGTGGAAGATTATATTTCATGTATAAAAATCAAAGAATTTTTCTTGACGAGTTCGTGCCACAACAAGACGGTACGCGTTTATATTTTACTAATTAAAAATTAAAGGTGGTTCGTCCACCTCTTTTTTGCATACCTACTGGCCACTTTAACGAAGTAAAGTGTTAAAGCATTACAACTGTATAGCGTTACTGTATTACTTACATAGGACAGCGGTTCACTTTAGCGAAGTAAAGTGTTAACATAGTAAACCACTAAACCACTCAAAATAAAATAAGGATACAGTTCTATTACAGCACTCAATTCTGAGCACTTGACAGCCTGTATCCTTATTCAAAACATAGTGGTGGGTTAATTTATCGTTAAATTACACCAGAGGGATTATCAGAGCCATCAGAGCGTCAGAGCCTATAAGTCAAAGGCAGAGCAAGTACTCATAGGCATCCAGACATTGCAATAAGCTTCTGCAGAGTTACAATCAATCGTTTTAAACCTATTTGTTTCAGAACCGTCTACTTCTTTGTGGTAGACCTGTATCTTCCACTTATCTGCGAATCGGACAAATCCGTTGATGGTGAAATACTCATCATTTTTATCCCTGCCGAAGAGCGTACAAGCAAAGTCTGTAAGTGGTGGCGTAGTCCAACCCTCACCAATTTTAAGATTTTTCGGATAAGAAGCAATAGTAACGGGAGTGTTAGAAATGGCGAGACGAAACCGACCGTCCAACATAACATTTGTGTTACCATCAGAAAACGTGCTCCTCAAAGAAAGATAATTTTTATTATTATTATTTGTACTGTCAACTGTACTAGCCATTTCAGATGAGCTAAAGTTATACAGGCTATATTCAATCGTAATATTCGGTTCAGAGCCTAAAATAACACCCGCTATAGTCTGTGCCAGAGCATCCTCACCGTCATTGTTTGGATGAATACCATCTGAGGAAAAATATTTGTAGTCATGAAGCGTGAACGCTGTGGATGTGATGATCTTCATTCCAGAGGTTCTACAGCTTCTAAGATTAGAGCATTCAGTTCTTAACTGATTTCTTACTGAGCTAGAGCTACTCCATCCAATGAAAGCGTAGACAATATCAGCATAAGGATACAGTTCACGACATCTGCTAGCAAAAGTATCAATAGCCGTCTTTAAATCTGCTTTTGTCTGGTCACGGTCATTTGTACCGCCACCAATCAGCACCAGAGAAACGTTATTTCTGTTTGCTTCTGTCATTTCGTTTCCTGCTTCATTCAATAGATCAATGAACTTTTTACCTGTTGATGCACTAACATGGGAAAAACCTGCACCGCCCGAGTATTTAATTTTGAATGTACAATATGGCATTAAACTTTTCACTTTATCAGCCCAACCAGTTACATAGCCGTCTGGTGTGTAGCCTTCAGCATAACTGTCACCAATGATGACGACACTTTTTGCTGTTCTGGTGCTGTTAAATTCCTGTCTCAGAGCTGATAACAGTTTACCATTATCATTAATATTCTTTTCTAAGTTACTATCAGCTGTTTTTCTGTCTCTTACTTCATTATCAATTTCCGTCTGTAAATTACTGTCTGCACGCTGTCTATCTTCTTTTTCTTTGTCGATAGCTTTTTGAAGCACTTCATCAGCCGTTTTTCTAGCCTCTGTTTCATTGGCAATGCTTTTCTTAATATCTGTATCATCATATCGTGGCACATAAACATCAGTGTCACCAACACGTACAAAATCAAATTCTTTTCTATCTGCCATTATGCGACCTCCACTTTTACTGTCACAGCATTTGTATAGTCAACACGCATTCTGTTATTAACTCTCAGTCTGTACTGATAGTTGTTTCTATCAGTCGTAGCTACAAGTGTTAATTTATATGTCATAGCACCCTTTTCACTACAGTTAAACCATGCTATTCCACTGTCTGTGCTATACTGCCACTGATATGCTGTTGCGCCTGCAACAAAAGATATTAAATCAACTGTTTTTGCTTCTTCATTTACAACTACATTTTTGGGTTCACTTAAAATAATCAAAGACTGGTCAACAATTAATGCCCTTTTATCTTCATCATAAGTCAATGAGACAATCAAATCACTAATATAGCTTTGTAAGAGCTTATATACAAGGTCAGGAACATTATCGGCATTATCAATCAATTCATTGACTTTTTCATATAAGCACTGTAAATTGTCCTGTAATGAAAGCGCATCGTTATAAACGATTGGAAGAACAGCACTAAACGGCCATATTAAATATAACTCATTTTTCATTTTATCACCTCACTAACTTTGTTGAATAGATATAACAAGTGCGCCGCATATTTTATTGTTAACGCTAGCCCAAACATAAAGTACTGTTTTACCATTAACACCAAAGCCATCTACGTGTAACGCATTATCATTGTAAATTTTTACTTTTATAACGTTGTTAGTGCCACCATATACCCTATAACCAGACCAGCTAGTAGAATCATTAGATAAAAACCATTGAATATTATTTATATCATAGTTGTTTGGTACATAGTCATTAAAAGATCCTGTTAGTGTAACTGTACTGCCAATAGCTATAGTAGCTGTAGGTGATTGTACTATGTCTATTTCTGCTAGATTTGTATTAACATATACATTTTTCGAATAATATGCAACATTTCCGACAATAACTTGTAATCTGAACGCATAAACACTTTTCCAAAAATAACCACTTTTTTCCTGTTCAACAGTAATATTTTCATTAATATCTGTAGTATTTTCTAGTAATGTATTAGGTACTGGTTCTTGCGAAAAACCTAAAAAGTTAGTTATCGATTGCAACCACTGGATAGTTGTTATAACACTGCTGTTTAAATTTTTATCAATAGATAAATTTAAATCACAATAGTGTTTTGAACTGTTATATGCTTTTAGATAGCTATACCACTGAATCATATTAGCTGTTTTATCCCAATTGTTATTTGCTACACCGTTAAATGTCGCTGAACCACAATCAAAATCAATCATATGAACAGTAGTATTTAATATGTTAGACGTAATGCTTTTACCGTCTATAAGATTGCATATAAATCTCCACTGTACTATTTTATCAGTACCAATATCACCACTGCCTACACTAATTCCGTTTGTTTTAGTTCCTCTATCAATATAATAATATGGGTGAATTTCATCTGTCTGCATTGGGGCATCGACCCAACCACTGCCATTATTAAATTGCCATTTTTTATTATTAATTGCAAATGAACCGTTATTCCTTGACCATGTCAGTTTATTTTGACTATATAAGTCAACACCTATATTTTGATATGTTTGTGTAATATTAATAGATGGCTCTATATATTCAATAACAATTGCTTCTGTATAGTAAGTATATTTATCATTCTGCAACTTGCATCTGAACTCTTTTTTATCACCAGAATTATAAAACGTAACAGGTACTTTGCACTTTGCTGTATTAGAACCATCAGCTTCCAAGTCAACAAACAACCCATTATCATTTTTATACTGCCACTGATAAAAAGTTACATCTTCCTTAACATTGCTTACCCCTACTTCAATGTTTTTGGCAGGTGTATAAATAGGCGATTCTGGTTTAATCAAATCACATCTGATAGGATTTTCAAAAGCAATGCACTTTAATTCCTCACAATATCCACCTTGTAATTTCATATGACTGGCATAAACGTCTAGCAACTTGTCAACTACTTCTTTGACGTTTGTATCATCGCCAATCAGTTGATTGATTTTAAAAGCTAACTTATTCATGCTTTCAAGTGGGGTGATATTTTCATCATAAATAGTAGGTGCAAGTGGTCTGTTGCCAATTGGATTAAAATTATTCTTCTCCATCAAAGCACCCCCAGTCCCACACTTGCATAAACAAGTCACTTAATTCACTGATAACCATACGGTCGATGTTCTTTAGCTTCTCAGCATATTCATTTACCATATAAGCATAAGTCATACCACCACGTTTACCCATGATATGCTGGGCATAATCTTCTGTAGTATAAAAATTACTACTGGATTTAAGTTCATTAGTATTTTTATTAATGTTTTTATTGTCTGTGATATCAGCACTAGACAAATACCTGTCACTTTTGATACCATCCAAACCACCCTGCGGTGTGTTGCTGTGTCTATTGATATCCTGTCCCTCATACTCATTTTTACTATTACCACTTGAATTAGCACTATTATCACCACTATTTTCTTTATTGTGAGTAATAATAACATCAGTATCACTAAGAATATCATAGTCTTTATCAAAAGCTTTGTAAAGCTTATTATAATACGGCATGATAACTGATAACTTAGCGTCAAGTCTCAGCTGAAACAATCCAAACGTTTCTGAACCAATCTCTCTGGTATAATAATGCTTTAAAATCTTCTTTGCAAGAATTGGACGGTATTCTGGAGTAAATGTTACAAATGACGGTGGAAATATTTTATCCCAACTCTTGTCAATAACATCATCAATAGACATATACCCTTTGCCACGCTCATAACCTGCAAGTGATTCACATATATATCTGATTTGTGTTGTATAGCTACTCATATTTAAAACCTCTTAATCATAGATGACGCTAAAGATTTATCTTTCAAATCTTGAAAAACATCGTCTCCACCTTCTACTTCTTTGTTTGGTTCGTCGCCATCATCAAAGAACCACCTAACATTAATACCAAACAATTCTTTAATTTGTTCTGTTGCATAGTCTCTTGCCATTGTTCTTGAACGTCTGTTTGCAAGTGAATCAGCATTACTGGATTCTACCTCACTTGTTATCATTCGTTCTTTCTTCTGAGCAATAACGCTAGTGATTCCAAGCATTGAATTACCTTGATTATATAATCTCTGCTGCGCTTCTAGTAACTCTAAAGCAACAAATGGCGCATTTAACTGAATAGCTTGAATGTCGTCTGTATTGAACTTTTTAGATACTGGTATATATGGCTCATCAGCATCAACTTTTGCTATCATGTTTTTCATGGATAACTGTGAGTTTTCATTACAGGCAACTACTACTGGTGTTTTCTGTGCTGTACAGTTAACATCAATTGTACCATCCAACCTAGTGAGCCTGTATGCCAATCCAATGAAAGACTGATAGTTGTTGATTCTTAAATAGTTATCCCAAATGATGACAAACTGCCCTTTTTCAAGAACCTTGTTATAATGTGTCCACGGATTCCAGACACTAATTCTTGTTGGATTTCCATAACAGTCAAATACGCCCATACTTAAATATTGCATACAAGCGTATTCCCCTGCATCTTCATCATAGAAGAAAGCAACTGAACCTAACTCAAAAAGCTTGAGGGCTAACCATCGAGCATCTACTTCAACAGGTAACCCCTCAACTCTGTATGAAGCAATAGCGTTATTTGCGAATTTGAATAACCATTTGTTATATTCGACTCCTTCTTTGTAAATCTTCTGGAAGAATCGTCTTTTCTGCCTGCTCACTCTATCACCTCACCCTATATTTTATTATTTGCTGAATAATTGTGAAATGACGTTTTCCAGAACGTAACACCATTTTCAATGACACTTTTAATAAGCATTTCAGCATCAACAGGTATCTTTCCAGTAAGGGCTACATTTTTACATTTAATGTAGTTCCATGCTGGGCGTCCTTCCATCTGTGGTCGTTTCACTCTGTTAACCTTATACCCATACATGTCAAAGAACTGGTCAATAGTTCTTGCATATTCTTCACGAATCTGTTTAACATAGCATCTTGCATCTTTTAACTGGTTAGCCCATAAAACAGAACCACTACTTGCACCCGAAAGTCTACTTGTATCATGTGTATCTTTTGAATACTGGGCTAACGAATCAAGGATTCCTGCACCTGCACTAGTTATTGCACCGCCTGCGCCACCTTGAACATAGCCACTAATAGCGTTGCTTGCACCACTTACAACTCTTCCGCTATATTTAGCTAAAGCTCCCAAAGTTAAGCCTAAGTCTGTAGAACCCTGTGGTAATTTTTCTGTAATTTGTGTAAACCCATAACTAGCAATTTCAGCTTGATATGCATCATACATGAAAGAACCTTTTTCACCATAATTTAAAGTAAAACCTTTAGTATAGTCTGTAGGTCTTCCACCTTTGTAATTTCTAGGTGCAATAATAGCCTGTGGCTGTGTACCTGTGTTACCTCTTATACTTATTGATGGTGTATCGCTAAAGAGTTCTGGATGCAAAACCATATTATCACCCGTTGGTGCAAATACAAGATAGTCACTATAAGGCGAACAGTAAAGCTTGTTATTATGTGGTGTATATCCGCCGAAACTCTTTGGTATGTCTGGCAGTTCTTTTTGTTTATTAAATATGCCGCCCTCTGTTGTAGGCTGTAGTTCTTTTGGAATAGTGAAAATCTGAATAATAGTATTCTGATAACCTGCCGTTATCAATGACTGCAAGAATGACAATAACTTTGTAGGGTCTTCAGAAAAGCCAATCTTAGAACCTTGAAAGACTCTACCCAATACAGGTTTATTATACCATGTAGGCTGATTCTCAATAGGTTGTAACTGAGTGTCACTGATAACAATTTCACAGCCATAAACAACATTATATGAAAAGTCAGTAAGTAGTGATTCTTTACTTGCCACTAACTCACCATACTCTAAACCCTCTGGTATAGTATGCAGCCCGACTGTATCATCTAACACATGTTCTCTTTCAACAAAACATTCCCCGACCTTACAATCCATCCACCATGTCTGCCATAAATCTATGGTATAATGAATTTCTGCTGTACGGTTGTTTTCGTAACGTATTTCAGTGATAAATGCATAAAACCATCTATCACTGAATGCTGAGTTTTGAAACATCATGTAGTTTGCCGAATAGATATCATCCGCCCATGCTTCAATATTAACAACTCCGTCACGAACATAAGTGCATCTGTCATATGTTTTGATTCGGTGATCTAACATGTAGGACTGTTGTTCAGCCCTACTGTTAAACCACTTGATATGCTCATAGTCACGGTCGCATTCAACACCAGATAAAATATAAACTATTGAATCTGGAATGATATATGACATATTTAACTCCTATTCAGTATACTGTCCTGCTCTTACATTAAACTCTCTTGATATATTAGTTCCGCGGACTGTTGCTGTTACAAAAACTGTACCATAATATTTATCTGTTTTTGCAATAGTTTTAAATGTAACATAACCGTTAGGATAAACTGTGGCACTATTTGTATTATCAGATTTTAAAGCCCATACTAAATCACGGCATCCGCCTTTTACTGTAGTAACTGGTGCTGTAAACTGATAAGCAATATTAGTGCCGACAGTTGGAATTCCAACAGCATTAACATTAACTGTATTACTATTAACTGGTAATGCGCCAATAGTTGTATTAGCTGGTGTCTGTACTTCAACTAAATTATTCGGAATAACCGCCACAGCATTAGCAAACGGACTAACAGCATAAGTCTGCCACATATGCAAGAAATAGTTATGGTCAAGTGTGTTGGCAACTGGCATATCACGCATTTCAAATACGTTATCATAAATCTGGACAAAATCCTCATCAATGATAACACCTGCAACCTTATCGAGAAATGCCATATCATCAGCACTAGGCTCTTTATAAGTAGGGTCATTTGCAAAAGCTTTGTTAAGTCTTGCAATGTCAAGATGACCAAGACCATCAATAAGAATACGTCTGTTCAAATAATCTGCGTATGGCAGCTGGAAAGCAGATGCTAAAACATTTGTATCAATGTTTGCATCATAATCGGTATTGATTAAGATAACTTTCTTATCAGAATCTGTAAATGTAGTTACACCTGCAATGTTGTAATCTGTACTCATAAACTGAAAGTCGTTTGATACTTTACGCATCTGAGTAGCGCAAAGCTTATACTTGTCAGCACTTGTGTCATCAAATCTGTAGTAAGCAAGCTTACCGTTTAAAATATGCTGTCCGATGAGATACTTAGTAATGTTGAACTCATCATAAGCGGCCGCTGTATAAACAGACTGGATAATACCGCTGATTAACTCATCCATGCCAGACCATGACTTAAATGCTGATTTAAGCATTGCTCTGTTAACTGTGACTGGATAAGTAAGCTGTGAGTTCACGATGTAAAATGCAGTTCTTACATCTGGTTCGTATTTCTTAAACAGATTTGTTGCGGTATCCGCTCCACTTCCTGCAATCTCACCGTACTGGTATACTTTCGCAATGTTAACAAAGATATCCTCTACTGTTTCACCAACATCAATAACACCTTTTTTCAGTGTTGCAAGTGGGTTCGTGTACAGACGGCTTGCAATTCTAGCAAAAGCAATCCTGTTAACAAGAGCTGAAAGAAATTCATTTTCAAGAGCTGGGTTATTCATGATGATAGCACCAATTCCTCTAAGGGAATCACTATCTGCTGTCACATATGGGACATAGTCTTTATAATAACTTGAAGCTGAATTCTTTACGGCATTAATGACATCTGCACTAATATTTGTATTTGTTGCAATTCTAGGTTTTGTAGGCATTATTTACCCTCACTTCCATATAATAAATCGTTGAGATTGAGACTCTCAAGTCTTTCCTCTTCGTCAATAGGTTCATCCTGTTTTGGTTCTGGTGCTGGTGGTACGGGTGCTTTACCCTCTTTGAAGCGTTCCGTATACTTCTTACGCCATTCAGCATCATTATCCTCATACCTCTGTTTCCAGTTTTCTTCATCAACACCTTCGTTGTCAATCGTTTCTAATAAAGCAATTGCTTCATCATCTGTTCTATCACCCAAAAATTTAGTGATAGCATCTCTAGTAGCCTGTAACATTGAGTCCACCTCTTTCTTATTAACTAACGTCTTAAACAAGGATACATCCATATTGGCATCCGTGTTCTAATTCCCTTGCCTGTCGGCAATGTCGGGCTGTAACCCTGCAACAACGTGAAATAATACTGCGCATATTTTGCTCTGTCTTCAAGTGTTGCCATAGGGTCTGCTGGTCTTTCATAACAATAGACAAAGCACTTTGCCATGTATCCAGCATCATCTGTTGCAGTTGCAAATGCATCCATTGTTTGATATTTTCTGTATTCCTGCGGAACGCTTGAAAAGTTCGGATACCATTCAGTAGGGTTATTGTTTCTTTCATCATTTAATCTCTGACACTGACAGTTACCATTTGCATCTAAATCAGTCTGCCATGTTGGACAATTCTGATTTAAGTAAGGGATAATAGTATCAACAGCAGGTGTCCACTGGACAAGCCCATAACCTCTTTCATCTACTGACACACCCTGTTCATAAAGGTCAGCACTTATAAATGACTCTATCGTCATGTTGCCAAGCATAGCACAAATGGCGTTAATAGTCCATCCTAAAGGTAACAGAGTATTTGCTACACAATACGCATTGTTGGTAGATTTCTCGTTGATATATTCTTGCTCGTACCCTGTAATCGACTGCCAGTGTAAGTCACTGGGGAAACTGGGCGTGCCTGTGTCAACGTTTGGATAGATAAAGCCCTGTAAATAGCCATCCATCCATGATGGAACATAGCCATTGCTTTTCTTGCACTTTTCAGTCCAGAAATATTTTCCCGAAGACCATCCGCTATTACTTGTAACAATGCCATCAGATGTTATCTGTTCAACTACAGCAACATGTCCTGCACCACCATTGTTATAGCCATAACAGGCAATAGCACCTAGCTTCGGTTCACTTCCTTTTGCATAACCTCTTGTACGGCTGTACCAATTGGTTGCGTTACTGGTAGAAAGACCAGATGGATAGACACCATTGATTTCATAGAATCTGCCCCAGGCATACCATGTACAGTTACCGCCTGTCTGTTGCGGGCCAAGGTTGCTCTGATAGAAGATGTTATCAGAATAGTAGTATTTACTGCCTCTCATACCATCTGTATTTAGTCTAGGTGTAAAAGCCATTAGCAATCACCACCTAAAAGACAAGCCCACATTTTAGAACCGCATGAGGAATCTTGTTTGCCTACAGCTGTGTTACCATAGGCATTTTGAATTTTCTGAAATTGGTTGATGGCATAGACAAGGTTATCACCGCAATGACCGTCAATAGCAAGTGGTTTGCCATTCTTTCCCAAAATTCCGATTGCTCTTAAAACAGCCTGTAATACATAGACATCCTGTCCAGTAGTACCTCTTTTAACCGTTTTCACTCTTATCACCGTCCTTGCTCAGAACATCACACAAATGCTGAATAACAAGTGTATTATTGTTCAATGCCTGTGTGACCTCAGACATTTCATTTTTGTGCTGTTCGTTAAGTTTAGCGATGTCTTCCCTGTTTCTGTCTGTAGAGTATTTGATATACCACCCCATACAGACAGCACATACAATAGGAAAACCAACTGTTCCGACAGCCTGCATCAAAGCGTTAACATCCATAAAGCTTCCTTTCTGAGTCCACCTTTTGTTGTATCATAGAATGAAGAATAACTTATAACAGAGGTCAATCCTTTCTAAAATTTAAAATAGAGCCAATTGTTTAGGTGGACTCTGATATCCTGCATCGGCATTTTCCAGCCTTTCAGATTGGTGCAAACAACTAGCTCTATTGTTATTATAATTCAATTATGAAATTATGTCAAGTATCTATGAAATTAAGTTAACAATCCTAATTTATCAATAGCATTTAGGAATCTATATTTACACGAGTAGGTTTCATAGTAGATGTACCCCAGTGCATCCCATTCGCCATAAATAGAATACTTCATTTTAAAAGCTTTTTTACTGTCTTTGTTTCCGTCGTAATATTCTTCAAATTCGCAATATTTATGTGTACTAACGTACATAAAGTTCGACCTAGATTTTGATAAGTATATATAAATTTTACCGAATTGACAGACAGCAATTAAATCTTTTGGATTTCCATACTTTCTCAATATGTGCGCACCATCATTATATGAGAACTCATTACTGTTGGCCATCTTTGCAAACTCAGACTCGTTTCCAATAGCCTTAAATAGCGCTGTTTTCTTTCTCATTTCTGATATTGGCGACTTCATGATATTAAGAAGTAATATACCTCTATCTTCCAGAAATCTAACTTCCTGTCCTTTTCTTTGCATTTCATCATAAACGTCAACCAAATTGAATGTATCAAGAACAGCATTATAAATGTTATTTGAGTTTGCCATCATCCACATGCGTAGCGGTGGTTGCCCTAATACTTCTCTGTTACCAGAAACAGTGACATACATATTTGTAACGGCGTCACCCTCATTTTTAATTCGGTTAACATGCTTCTCTGGTATAAATTCATCATAAATAATGTCTGTGATTGTACCACCACCGAAACCACGGTATTTACTTACAGCCTTCAACGAAACTGCAATACCGATATCTTCATAAACTGGTTTTTCTTCCTCAGTCCATCCGACTACGCGGACTATTCTCGAAGCGTTTCGCTCTTTTATTATATGTATATCTTCTCCCATATCCTTATTTAACTGTGCAAATGGATTGTATTTCTCAATAGAACACAAGTCTATTTCGTCTTGTGTACGTCTAACAAGCATAGGTGTCCACTTTTCCTCAATGCATCGTTTGAATACACCATAGGTTTTACCGACCTGTCTTGCACCAACCATTACTATAAATGTAGGCTTAAAACCTAGTATATAATTAAAATTTAACCATCCATCTTTATCGTATAAGCTCATAAAAACCGCCTTTCTAAAATAAAAGAACCACCCATTAATAGGTGGCTCTTCCGTCATATATTAAAAGGAGAAAACAATGGGCTACGCTAATCTTGCATAGACGAACTGGCGTCCTGCTTTTGAAACATTGCTGTCTTTGACGATTGTATAATCTTCTTCACAATCACCAAACATATCAATGATTTCAAGGTAATTATGAATAAATACGCTACTATTTGTACCGTAATACTCTTCATCTGAACCCTGTACAGCAAGAATTTCTACTTCCTTACCATCCGGCTTTTCATCAACATAATGAATAAATTTTTCTGTTAATTCAAAGCCATCTGGTAAATCTTTTACTGTATGAGCATTCTTTACTGCTTTGAACTGCTCAACTTTGCTTTCAATATTTGTTCTTACTACTTTCATGTTTCGTCCACCTCACTAATTGTCTTAGATATTTACTACACTATTATAATACTATATACTTATCATTATGTCAACACTTTTTTAAACAGTTTCATAATCTTCTACACATTTACCCTGTACAAAGTTAACAACCTTTGCAAATCTATCTGTAATATCCAGCTGATAAGTTGTCTTTAGCATCGCAACATTGCTATAAATATTAAAACTACCCTGTGGTGTCGTCACTCTTTTAACACTTTCACAATCATTATAAACAAGTCGCTTCTTGCCTGTCTCTTCACCAAACAAAAATCCTGTACGGAAATTATCTGGTGTACCCATTATTTTTGAACCTTGTTTTTTCGGTACTCCCGCTATTGTTATTTCAAACATATCATCTATCTGTTGGCAATATTTCTTTGCACCTAAGGTCACAAATACATCGGCATTATCTTCCATATCAATAATACCTAAATATTTGTCAATTCCTTTTTTCGTAGTCGCATAGTTCTTGACATAATTCTTATCATCTGGTTGATAGCTTGCTAGAAGTCTTTCATTATACTCTTTAATTACTTCTACATATCTTTCTGGATGTAAGAAAAAGCAAGAGTCTGTATCACTATAAACAACATCATGAGGGTTAAACAAATCTATCATAGATTGCAAAGCAACACGGCCTAGCATAGCTGTATAGCTACCCCACTGGTAAGCAAGAAATGTAGTTCTCTTTGAATAATAGTCTTCCAACTGTTCTTGTATTGTCGTCTCTGTTGTTTGTTCTTCGAGTAGTCCCGTCTTAGGATTGAATATAATCATGTCACGCACTGGGTCTGTATAGGCCATTCCGAAAATACCATTTACACAATTCTTTGACTTCATATATTCGTACTCAGCACCTGCAACACCTTTTAATTCTGTCTTCTTTTCATAGTAGCTGAATACAGATTCACGCAATGACTTAGGGAGAAAGCCTTTCATTGATATGTATGTATCATAGCTTTCAATAGCATCAAAGTCATATTGAGCAATAAAGCAATTGATAAACTCGGCATCATAAAAAGCTACATCAATAGTGCCTTTAAAATTTGTTATACGCCCATTATCATAACCTAAATCTGTACATGCTCCCGATTGCTTAAAACATCTCGATAATGAAAGATAAGGTATAGGGACATACTTATCCTTAATTAATCGTGGATTAAGAATCTTAAATCTACTGATGATAACATAGGTATTAGCAATCTCTTTGTACAGCTTAAAATCAAATATACCATTTTTCATAAAGTTGATAGGCTGAAATGCAAACATTGGATATGTGTTATTGCAAATCATCTGATAAGGATAACTTGAGGTAAAGTCACCGTGACCAAGATTTTTCAATTTAAGTCCTACATATTCCCTGTTCGCATGTGTGTTACCACCTGCTTTTAAATCTAAGAATATCTCATATAGTTTTGTGTCAAGAGCCGTGCGCCTAATAACATCTTTTGTAAACTGTCTGTTATGCTTACTCAGCATTATATCTCTTACAGCATGGCGAACAATAGAAGTTGAAGTCGGCCTGTTATCTTTAATTGTAAAGTTGTTGGCTTTCATGAATCCCTGTAGACCATCTGAAAGAGCTAACACATCCAATGCTGAATATAAAAGTGTATTATCATCTAATTCAGTAAACGGGTCACGATAAAGGTCATAGTCCATTATTTCTTTTTCTTTGACATAAAATGTACTGTAATCTTGTGTTAATTTCTCAAGATTCATGTTTGTCAACCTGTATGAACATCGAAATTCTATATTTGATTCTGTCCGAAAAGATATGATTTTACGTTTTTCTGTAGCAAAAACCGTATCAGGTACAATGTCTAACCAATCTTTAATAAACTGCCACTCATAAGATAGGTTATGCACGTAAAAGACTAATCTATATTTATCAGTTTCAAAAATGTGTCGGACTAGCTGAAAAAACTCTTTGACCTCTGTTTCTAGTCTGAACATAAATACTGTACCTAGTAAATTAAACTGATAAAGATAAGTAAAGCCTATAGGCTCATCAGACAGATTCCATCTTGTGTGTTCTAATACTGTTGTTGTCTCTGTATCAAATGCACTAGGATATGAATAGTAATATTCGTCTGGGTACTTTCTATGCTTCTGTACCTCTATGTCTTTCTTATAATCAATATTGGCTCTAATATCAGCAAGAATAGAGGACTTTTTACAGTCCTCTAAATCATATATTTTTATTGTTTTTCCTTTATATATGACCTCTTGCATAACTTATACCTCATTCTTTAAAAGAATCTCTGATAATCTGTGAAAACGTTCTAGTATCTCCCTTTGCTAATGCACCAGAACTTTTCAAAGCTAATTTTTGATTTGCCAAGAACTCAGCCATTGTTTCGTCACCACTTTTAAATTCTCGCCACATATCCTGTACTGTCTTTTTTCGCTCTTCCTGTTCAGCAGTAGTAAGTTTATAAACTGAAAAAAACTCTGCTAATTCAAGATAGTTATATTCAGATGCATTAATCTTTAACGTATCATAAATATAATCAAAAAATCCAGCAAGCTCTGCTTTTTCTTCTTCATCCAATACTGCCAGCCCTGTGTTTTTAGCTAGATTCTCTATTGACCTTTGTTTTGCTGATTTATATGCACTTATTGACGCATATTTAGATTGTCCGAATCCTTGTAGTTGTGCGTATCTTGCACGGGCTTCGTTAACAGTCTTTGCTTTACTTCTTGAAAAAACAGATTTACCAACCTCTGCATTATTATATTCGTAAATCTTCAATGATGCATAAGGGTTGAACTTGTAAAACTCTTTAATGCGTTGATTATATCGCTTTGCTAGTCTGTCTATAATCTCATTTGCTTCTCGCAAAGATAGTTTTGTAAAATCTTCTGGTGATAAGTCCAGATTCATTTTCTTTCGGAATCCACCTTTTCGCACTAGAACTCCCCCCATAAAAATATAACAAAATCTATTGCAAATAGTACTAAGCCTATTATAGCAGCACAACAACCTAATATCGCTATTATACCTGTTATATCATAGTAGTCTAACATAGCACCAATAGCTATTAAGCCCAACCCCAAGAGTATAATACTAATTGACAATTTGAATAATAAAACCATACTATCACCTCTGTAATATTGACTTAAACACACTTTTTGCTACAGGTATTCTTTCGAAACACTGTTGTTCAAAGTTATCTGTGAGAAGTAAATATTGCGTATCTGTAATATAGCCAAGTTCCTGTAACATTTTGGCGGCACCACATTTTTCGTTATAGTTCACATACATTTTATAGAAGTAATCTGTTAATCGTTCAATGTCTGCTTTACCTAATATTTTGTACTTGCCATATTCATCATTTATCTGTTTTTTTACCAATCTGTCATAATAATCTTGCTTTGCTTTAAAATCAAACAGTGATCGTAATCCTTCATCTTCCCTATAACACCATTCGTTAGACTCTACCATTCTTATCATAGAACAAATATAACCAAAATAGAAACACTTTTGTGCTGGTACTATATATTTGTCATTCCACCATTTATTAACAGTATTAACTGCTGATATTGCTTTCTTATGTAATTTATTGTAATCACGCTTTTTCATTATAATTCCCCTTTTCTATATTGGTCAAAGATAATACCAATGTAACGCCACTTTTTTTCAATTGGAATCTTTAATTTGTCACATGCATCAAAATAAAAATTTAATGCACTCTTAATATCATTACTAGTATCAGAATATTTTACAAACTGTTTAGTCATACCTGTTATAATAGTGTAATAATCAGTCATTCGACAACCACCTTTCCATCCATATAGATAAACACCTTCTTTACTGGATAAGGTTCACCTATCTTATAAAAGTAATACTCATATCTTTGAATTGAGTCTTTCCAGTAGGATTCTTTTACTATCACACTTTCACTTCTATAGATTGTATTTCTTGAGTAATTACTAGTCATATTTCATACCTTTTCGTGTAGGGTTCAATTTATTACAAATCTCTTCCCACTCTCGAATGAAACGGTCTATGTTGCCGTCTGGGTTGAACTTTCTAAAAGCTGAAAGTTCGTCTTTCGTCCACTCAGAAGTCCTTATGTATCTTAACTCTGAATAGGGACGACATTTAAAAGGTTGACATATTACTGTATTCATTCTGTTACCTCCTCATTATCAAAAACCATAATAATCGAACGTAAGTTCAATATTTCTTGCTAGGAACATCTGTTTGTCTTTCTTGACTGTAATGATAATCAATATCAAATCCGTTGGTGAAACATTAGCTTCTATTCTTTTGTCAGCTGTAAGACAATCGTAAGCAAACGCATATTCGATAGAAAGTATGTTCGCTAATGGATAGCTGTATTGTTCATCTCTGTTCTTTACGTTAGTAAGATAAAGTATGTCTCGGGATGCATTACAGTGAGAACCTAAGTTCGGGTTCATTCCTTTGATACGTTGTTTATCTCTCATTTAATCATCTCCCTAATTATTACTAATATCTCTGTAAACTCACTATGTGATATCTTATCAGTAGCATATGAATATATCAAAGCACCTGTTAAAATACCGCTTACGTACGCACGTTCGTATTTAGTACTATCACGCACAAACTCTTCATAAATACTATTTAATATTATGTCAGACGATTTAAATTCTTTCACTTGTATCACTCCTTTCATGCTCTTATTGTAACACAATCTTATGGAATAGTACAATGAATTTTTGGAATAGATGACAAACATATGTTTGTTATAGTTGATATAGACACACTGTATACTTACCGTTCTGTATAGTGATACTACACCCCAGTGGGGTGTCAAACTGCCAGCATGTTACAACGCACCCGGGTGTATCCTGTTATGCTA